AAGGGTGAAGTTAAAAGAAGAAAATCCTGAATTATATACAACATTAGTAAATGATTAAGAAAGGTTAAAGGTGAAATTATGGCAGATTTAAGCAAAACTACAACATTAGTAAATGGTGATGTATTTGACCCACAGGTTGTGTCAGATATGATTAACGCAAAAGTTGAAAAGAAAGCTGTTATGTCAGGCTATATCAAAGTTGACAACACTTTAAGTGGACAGGCAGGTTCAACTGTAACAGTTCCTAAATGGGGTTATATTGGAGAAGCAAAAGACCTTCAGGAAGGTGAAAAGATTGATTCTACAAAGATGGCATTCACAACAGCACAGTATGGTGTTAAGAAAATCGGTAAAGGTGTAATGCTTACAGATGAAGCACAGATGTCAGGTTATGGAAACCCAATGGGAACTGCAACAAATCAGATTGCAATGTCTATTTCTGAAAAATTAGACAATGACAGAGTTAATGTTCTTATTGAATCTAAAAATATTTGTGACGCAACAGCAGGTGCAATTTCTTACAATGCAATTGTTGAAGGTGTTGATGTATTTGGTGAAGAAGAAGACAGCAAGAAAGTCATTCTTATCCATTCTAAACAGAAGACACAGTTAAGAAAAGACCCTGACTTCATTGATAAAAATAAATATTCTGATGGTGTCATGGTTAGTGGTGCAATTGGTAAGATTGCAGGATGTGATGTTGTTGTATCAAATAAAGTACCAAAGTTTGACACATGGTATAAGATGGGTGGTTCTACAAAGGTAACTTCTTCTAATATTGCAGAAGTTAAGAAATCCCTTCCATTTGTTAAAGAAAATGATATGGTCACAGCAGTCAGCACACCTGCATACTTCAATCCAATCATCAAATTAAACAATGATGCAGAAACAGAAGATGACATGTCTGCAATTACTTATTTCTTAAAGAAAGGTAATTTGGTAGAGCATGAAAGACACATTGGTGTTGGTGATGAAATTGTATGTACTGCACATGGTATGCCTGCACTTACAAATGAAGCAAAGGTTGTTATTCTTAAAACAGCAGTCACACCTACTGCCTAAGTAAAGAAAGGCGGTGAATCTGATGATTATATCAGTTGATGATATTGTGTCCATGCCTGATTTCATAGGGCAGGACACAAAGATTCTTCAAAAGAAGCTGAATGCATTGGAACTTCTTATCAGGAAGTACACCAATAACAATTTTCAGAACAGAAGCATCAGATTCATAGGAAACAGTCTTGGTGACAGAATCTTTGGTGGTCATCCATTCATCAGAGTGGGTGACACCATTCAGATTTCAGAATCAGAAGTGAATGATGGACTGTATGTGGTCACTGAAGTTGGTAAGAACTTCATAAGACTTGACAAAGAAGTGTTCACTGTTGATTCCAACATGGTCACAAAAGTTGTCTATCCTGAAGATATTCAGGTTGGAATCATCAATCTTCTGAAATATGAAGTTGATATGCGTGATAAGGTTGGAATTAAATCTGAATCACTGTCAAGACATTCTGTGACCTATGTTGATTACGATGCAAATAACCAAGTGATGGGATATCCTGTTTCCTTACTTGGTTTTTTAAAACCTTACATGAAAGCAAGATTCTGATGATATCAGTTGGTGGAAATACAACTGCATTGATTCAGGTGAAAGATGAAGGGAAAAAGAACATTATTGGTGAAAAAGAACATGTGTGGATGGATGTCACATCACTGAAAGGTTGGTTGGACTTATCCAATGGTCAGAATGACATTAGTGAATACAGTGCAAAGGTGCAGTCATCCACACACATTTTCATCTGTGATTTTAAATCCTTCAGGAATCTTTCAAAGAAATGGGTTTGGAATCCATTCAATCTGAAAACAGGTGTGATTCAATCAGAACAGGATGAAACAAAGATTGATGCAACATCTGAAAATGCAAGAATGATTATTGATGGGATTGAATATCACATCTTAATGATTGATGACCCTATGGGAATGCATCAACACTTGGAAATCATGCTTCAATATGTTGGGGGTGGTTTAGGTGTCTAAGAATGTAGAATTCCATAGTTATTCAGTGGACGTGAAAACAGCACTGAAAGATAAAGCAATTGCTTTTCTTCATGAAATTGGTGGTGAAATCAGGTCACAGGCACAGAGAAACAGCAGAAGAAAGACATCACAGACAGCAGGTTCTTATCAATACAAAGTTGATGAAGATGCACTTGCAGTTCACATTGGTTCAGATTATTGGAATGCAATCTATGAAGAATTTGGAACAGGTGAACATTCAATCAAGGGTGGTGGCAGAAAAGGTTATTGGGTCTTTGTTGACACAGGTGGAAAACCACAAGCACCAAAAGGTGGGAAGACATACACCAAGGAAGAAGCAAAAAGAGTTGTTGCTATTATGAGAAAGAAAGGACTGAATGCTTATTATACCAATGGTAAAACAGCAAACAGACCTTTGTATAAAGCATTTACTGCAACAGAAGGGAAGATTCAGTCTGTTGCTGAAAGATATTTTGGGGGTGTTTGATAATGACAGTTGAAGGTCTTAATTATGTGAATAACCTGATGGAATCATTGAACATTTCCTATGAATTCATGGAATGGACTTCTGATATTCCTGAAACATATTGGATTGGTGAATATCAGGAAATAGAACCATTGAATGAAGATGGAATGGAAGAATGTAATTTCATTCTAACAGGTAATACAAAAGGAAGTTTTCTGAATCTTGAAAATGTCAAGGAACTGTTGAAAGACACACTTGGATGTGATGGAATGACAGACATCATGGGAAGTGGTTCAGGAATTGCAATCATGTATGTGACAGCATATCCTGTTCCTTCAGTTGAATTTGGTATTCATAGATTAGAAATAACATTAAGAATAAAAGAATGGAAGGTGTAAAACATGGCAAAGTTTGGAAAAACAGGTGTGACATCTGACACACCTAAAAAGATTTTGTTTGGTGCAGGTACGATTCATAAGAATGTGACTTATGATGAAAGTTCCCACAAATGGAATTTTGAAAATTCAATTATGGGTGCAACACAGGGTGGTTCTAAGATTACAATCACACCTGAATTTGCAGACATTGAAGCAGATGGTGCAATGGTTGCAGTAAAGGGTCTTAAAGTCAAGACAGGTGAAACTGCTGAAATGGAAATCAATTTCCTTGAAATCACAAAAGATATCATCAAATCAGCAATCATTGGTGTTGAAGGTACTTCCAAAGATACCAATTATGACCTGATTGAATCAAAGGCAGATGTTGAAGATGGTGATTATCTTCAGAATATTGCTTTTGTTGGTAAGACATTAGGCGGTAAAAATATCATTGTCATTATGGACAATGCACTTTGTACAAGTGGACTTGAATCAAATGGTGAAAATAAGAAAGAAGGGGTTGGAACATATACATTTGAATGTCATGCAGACCTTGATTCTGACCTTGACACTCTTCCTTATCACATTTATTATCCAAAAACACTTGCGTAATTAGAAAGGATGGTTTTGAACAATGGCAAAAGTAAAGGTTATAAATGAATTTAATGACAGACACACAGGGAAACTTCACAAGATTGGTGAAGTGTTTGAAGCTGATGATAAAAGAATTTCTGAAATCATGGAAGTTTCAAAGCACCTGATTGAAGTGCAGGAAGATAAAGAGCCTGCAAAAAGAACAAGAAAGAAAGTGGGTGAAGACTAATGGAATTTGAACTTAGAACACTGAAATCTGATGACTTATTCCCAATGTTTGGGATTCTTTCAAAGATTGGTTTCAAGGATTTAAAGGAAATTATCACACCTGACAAAATCAAGGACATGAAGTCAATGATTAGTCAGAAGGATGATGATGAAAACACAGATGCTACAACAATGCTTGGTGTATCTGTTGTGATGGAAGTTGTATCTATCATCATGAAGAATCTTCCTTCCTGCAAAAATGAAATTTACACTTTTCTTTCAGGTCTGTCAGGAATGACAGTCAAGGAAATTGGAAACCTTGACATGGTAACTTTCACTGAAATGATTGTTGCTGTTGTTCAGAAGCAGGAATTCAAGGATTTTTTCAAGGTTGTTTCAAAATTGTTCAAGTAAACCATCTTACTTTTATGGACTTGCTATTCAGAGAATATGCAAGTCCATTTATTTTGCTTGATAAGGTGATTGGTGCAGGGCAATTGATGGACTTCTTAGAAGTCTTTGATGAAAAACAACAGCACAATGAACTTTGGGAATTCTATATTCACAAACTTCCACCTTGGGATGAAAGAACATTTGAACAGTTCAAGCATGATTTGAAAGTTGGTAACAAACCAAAGGGTGAAAGACCAACAAAGGAACAGCTTGAAGCAACCATAAAAGATTCTTATAAAATCATGCAAAATTTTGAAATAGAAAAGGAAGGGGGTTAATTGAATTATGGATTTGTTTAAACTTGTTGGAAGTATTTTCATCAATAACAAAGAAGCAAACAGTCAAATTGATGATACTGATAAAAAAGCACAGAATCTTGCAACCAAGATTGGTTCTGCTATGGAAACAGCAGGAAATAAAATCACAGGTCTTGGAAAAGCAATTGCACCTGTGTCAGCAGTTTTAACAGGTGCATTGACTGCATCAACAAAGTCAGCTTCTGACTTTCAAAATGGTATGGCAAAGATGTCAACCTTGTTTGATACTTCCAAAACTTCAGTTAGTGACTTATCCAAGGAATTCTTGACCCTATCCAATAAAACAGGTTTGTCTGCATCAGAACTTGCTGAAGCAGGATATCAGGCACTGTCAGCAGGTCAGAGTGTGGACAAGGTTGGAAAGTTTGTTGAAACAGCAGGAAACCTTGCAAAAGCAGGTTTCACAAGTACAACAACAGCGGTGGATGTGTTGACAACAGCAATGAATGCATATGGTTCTTCAGCAGGTAGTGCTGACCAAATAGCAAACAAACTTGTTAGAACACAGAACTTAGGTAAAACCACTGTTGATGAACTTGCATCTGCAATGGGTAAAGTTATTCCAACAGCTTCTTCAATGGGTGTCAATATCAACAACTTGACATCAGGTTATGTTTCACTTACTAAACAGGGTATTGCAACAGCAGAAGCAACCACATACATGAACAGTATGTTCAATGAATTGGGTGATTCAGGAACAACACTTGGTGGTGTCATCAAGGAAAAAACAGGAAAGTCATTTCAAGAATGTATGAATTCAGGAATGTCATTCGCTGATGTTCTTCAAATCACAAAGCAGTATGCAGATGAAAATGGTATTGCCTATAATGAATTATGGTCATCTGCTGAAGCAGGAAAGGCAGGTCTTGCAATCTTGAATGGTGGTGTTGATGAATTTAATCAGACAGTTGAAACAATGGCATCTGACACAGATGATGTTGGTGAAGCATTGGACAAATTGGAAACACCATCAGTCAAGGCACACAAAGCAATCAATCAGATTAAGAACAGCGGTATTGAATTAGGTACTGCATTCATTGGTGCTTTAGCACCAACACTTGAAAAAGTGTGTGGTGTTGTAGAAAAGGCAACAACATGGTTCAGTAGTCTTGATGACCACACCAAAACCATGATTGCAACAGCAATGGGAATTGGTGCAGTTGCTTCACCTGTTTTGATTATTGGTGGAAAAATCATCAGTGGTATTGGTTCAATGGTTGGTAAGATTGGAACAGCTATATCAACTATATCATCACTGTCAGGTTCTATTGGCGGTCTGTCAGGTGTCCTTGGTGCAATCACAAGTCCTATTGGATTGGTGGTGGTGGCAATCACAGCATTGATTGCAATCTTTGTTGCATTGTACAACACCAATGAAGACTTTAGGAACACTGTTCAGTCAGCATGGGCAACCATCAAAGAAACAATCAGCACTGTTATTGAAGCAGTGAAAGAATTGATTTCAGCATTCATTCAGCTTGTCAAACAGGCTTGGGATGCTTGGGGTCAAGACATTATCAATGTAGTAACAAATGCATTCAATTATATCAGCACATTTATTGATTCAGCACTGAAGATTGTTCAGGCAGTCATTCAAACAGTGACAGCACTAATCAAAGGTGATTGGTCAGGTGTGTGGGATGGTATTAAAAACATTGTGTCAACAGTGTGGGATGCAATCAAGAATTTGATTTCAGCAGGTATTGAACTTGTGAAATCTATCATTCAGCTTGGTCTGAATGTTGTAAAAACAGTATTTACAACAGTATGGAATGCAATCAAGGGAATTGTTCAGGCAGTATGGAATGACCTGAAGTCAGTGATTGAAACTGTATTGAATGCAATCAAATCATTCATCAGCACAGCACTGAATGCAATCAAGTCTGTATTTTCTACAATTTGGAATGCAATCAAATCTGTTGTGACAACAGTCATCAATGCAATAAAGTCAGTGATTTCATCTGTCTTTAATGCGATAAAATCAACAATCACAAGTATCTTGAATTCAATCAAATCTGTGTTCAGCAGTGTTTGGAATGGAATCAAGTCAACTGTGTCTTCAGTTATAAATGGTATTAAGTCCATTATTTCAAGTGGAATGAATGGTGCAAAATCAACTGTGACAGGTGTGTTGAATGGAATTAAGTCTTCATTTTCAAGCATTTGGAATGGATGTAAATCTGTTGTTTCAGGTGCTATTGACAGAATCAAGTCAATCATGAATTTCAGTTGGTCACTGCCACATTTGAAATTACCACATATTTCAATTAGTGGTTCTTTCAGCTTGACACCACCATCTGTTCCATCATTTGGAATCAGTTGGTATAAAAAAGCTATGGACAGTCCTTTCATGTTTACACAACCAACATTGTTTGATGTGAATCCTATCACAGGCACTGCAAAGGGTGCAGGTGAAGCAGGTGATGAAATTATGTATGGACATAGCAATCTGATGAATGACATTCAGGATGCAGTTGGTCATCATGACAACTTAATTGTGAAAGCCTTGAATGATTGGTTTGAACAGTTATTTGTAATCTTTGAAGAATGGTTTCCTGAATTCAAAGGTCAGTTGGTTCTTGACACAGGTGCATTGGTTGCAGAAACAGCACCTGCAATGGATGAAGAACTTGGTAAGATTATAAGAAGAAAGGAAAGACAATAATGCAGACAGTGACATTTGGAACAAAAAATTCATATGATGACTTTGGTCTAATCCTGACTGACAAAGATATTGGATTTCCTGAACCAAAGTTGGAAGAAGTTGATGTGATTGGTGCTGATGGTGTCATTGACTTATCAGAAGTCTTGAATGATGATATCAAGTACAAAACACGAAAACTTCAATTTACTTTTACAGTTCTGAAGGGAAGTAAATATTGGGCATCAACAGTTGCTGATGTTGCAAATTACCTTCATGGTAAAAAGTTAAGAATTCAAATGGATTTTGACCCTGCCTATTATTACACAGGCAGGTGCAAAATCAATTCATTCAAGACTTCCAAAAGGTTATGCACCATCACAATTGATGCTGAATGTGAACCTTACAGACTTGATATAAATGGAAATGGTGAAAAATGGTTGTGGGACACATTCAGTTTTCAGAATGGTTTCATCAGGGTGAATGCAGTCACAGTCAATGGTTCATTGCAGGTCAACTTGCAGAACCAAAGAAAGATTGTATCACCAACATTCACCTGTTCAACAGCAATGACTGTGACATTTGATGGTGTTACATATAACCTTCCAAAAGGAAAGACACAGGTTCTTGGAATCAGACTTCAATATGGAACAAATTATGTGACATTCAAAGGAAATGGAACAGTCAAAATTGAATATCAAGGGGGTGCGTTATAAATGTATCGTGTATATTGTAATGATTCCCTTTTGTATGATTTAAGGGATGAAGACCTTGTTTTGATTTCCCCAATTGTGAAGATTGGGGAAAACACAGCAGGGTCTTTTGAATTTAGTATTCTTCCAAAACATCCACACTATGAAGAAGTCAATGAATTGATTTCAGTCATTACTGCTTATGATGGTGATGAAGAAATCTTTTGTGGAAGGGTTGTGGAAATAACAAAAGATTTATACAACAGAAAGAAAGTTATCTGTGAAGGTGAACTTGCATATTTCAATGATTCCATTCAAAGACCTGCAAAATATCAGGGATTGACAGTCAGGGGTTATCTTGAAACCTTGGTGAATATCCATAATCAGCAGGTAAAGAATCAGGGCATTGATAAAACATTCAAAGTTGGTGCAGTCACTGTTCAGGATAAAAATGATTATGTTTACAAATATACCAATTGGGAATCCACATTGGAAGTCATCAAGAAAGACTTGTTGAAAACCTATGGTGGTTATTTGAGAATCAGAAAAGAAAATGGTGTCAGATATATTGATTACCTTGCTGATTATCCAAACACAAACACACAGGTGATTGAATTTGGTTCAAACTTATTGGACTTCACACATGACATGGTCGCTTCCGATATTGTCACAGCAGTCATTCCACTTGGTGCAAGGCTTGAAGATGTCACAGAAGTTGAAGGTCTTGATGCTTATCTGACAATCAAGGATGTCAATGGTGGTGTTGATTATGTGTATTCACAGGAAGCAGTCAAAACCTATGGATGGATATTCAAAACAGTCAAATGGGATGATGTTCATGTTGCAGATAACCTTCTAAGAAAAGGAAAGGAATATCTGTCAGATATTCAGTTTGCACAGATTACATTGACAGTATCTGCTGTTGACCTTCACATGCTTCATGTGGATATGGAAAGAATCAAAGTCCTTGATGAAATCAGGGTAACATCATCACCTAATGGTCTTGATAGATTTTTCCCTGTGTCAGAAATGACAATCTATTTGGACAAACCATCAAACAATAAGTTGACCCTTGGAACATCCTATTCCAAGAATAGCTTATCAACAAAGACAGAATCAAATATGACTTCAATCAAAGATAAGATTGATAGTCTTCCAAACAAGTCAGAAATCCTTGAAGAAGCAAGGGAAAATGCATCACAGTTGATTCATTCAGCAACTAATGGTCATGTTGTCACAACTGCTGATGAACAACTTATCATGGACACTGCTGATAAGAAGACAGCAAGAAAACTTTGGAGATGGAACTTGAATGGTCTTGGATATTCTAAGACAGGTTACAATGGCACTTATGACACAGCAATAACAATGGATGGTCAGATTGTCGGTGAAAGACTTGTTGGTGGTTCAGTTACTGCTGATAAGTTATCAGTATCATATAAATCATCAGTAGAAAAACAGATTTCAGATGCAATTGATGATTCTAATGATTACACAGATGATAAGCTGAAATCCTATTGGACAAGGGTTGAAGTTGAAACTGCAATCAAAAACACAAAAGATGCAGTTCTTATTTCTGCAAAAGAAACTGCAACATCTTATACAGATGATAAACTGAAATCTTATTCAACATCTGCACAGATTAAAGTCAAAACAGATTCAATTGAATCAGAAGTTAAGAAGAAGCTGAACAGTTCAGAACTATCAACTAAGATTCAACAGAATGCATCAGCAATCAAAATTGCATGGAATAACATCAGTA